TTGCAGAACGGCAATTCGAACGTAACTATAACAGCAAATGGAAACGTTACACTAAATGCAGTTGGTGGAGCAAGAATCACTGCTACTTCAACTGGCGCTAACGTAACTGGTACATTGGGTGTGTCGGGGAACTTAACTGCTGGTAACTTGATTGGTCCCCATGCAAATGGCAACTCGAATGTCAATATGCCAGCAGCTAACGGCAATATCAACATGTCTGTTGCCGGTAACGCTAACGTTCTTGTTGTCACTGGCACAGGTGTGTTTGCTACTCCTAGATCGGGTCCCGGATTAACCGTATATGCGGTATCAGGCACACACTCGACCACAATAGCAGATTCGGGGAACACAACCTATAGCGCGGGATATCTTGAGATACCACAGTCTGGTGCCGCTGCCAAAACTGCCAACTACACCGCAGTACTAGCAGACAGCGGAAAAAGCATCATTATGAATGGATCAAATTTATTTGCAACTATTCCTGCAAATGCGTCAGTTGCATTTAATATCGGCACTACCTTAACTTTCATTAACATTAATGCATCTAATTTAACACTGAGTATCACCACAGACACTCTTAGATTAGCAGGGTCATCGTCGACTGGAAATAGAATATTAATACAGTATGGGCTAGCTACTGCGGTTAAAGTGACAACTACGTCGTGGATTGTTGGGGGCACGGGGCTGACATAATGTCAAGTTCTGTTGCAGTGTTATTAACTTTTTCGGCCCGCGCCACGATACCTATTGAGTATCTATTAGTTGGTGGTGGTGGCGCCGGCGGCGGAACAAACTCTAATATGGGTGCCGGCGGCGGCGGCGGCGGCCAAGTTAAACTTAGCACAACTATGGTTGCCGCAGGCATTACATATGTTGTTACTGTTGGGGGAGGGGGAACCGGAGTAGCTAATGTTGCTGTAGCTGCTAATGGCACAAGTTCATCTGCATTCGCAGATTCTTCCTTAGGGGGCAGCGGCGGCGGCGGCGGGTCTAGTTTCGGCCAGGTTAACAATGGCGGCGGCGCCCTCGGAGGCGGCGGTGGCGGATCGGGCGGGTTTAGTAGCACTAATACCAGCGGTGGCGTTTCTTCTGTTGGCGCGGGCTCCGGCGGTGGCGGCAGAAGTTCTACTTCTGATGCTAACATTCAATGCGGCGGCGGCGGTGGCGGATCGTCCGGGAATGGTTCTGCTGCTGACGGCATTAATAGTGCCGGCAACGGCGGTTCGGGAACAACCGATGACATAACCGGAACTTCAACTGTATACGGCGGCGGCGGCGGAGGCGGCAAACGCACCAACGCCACCGGCACCGCCGGTACGGGTGGTACCGGCGGCGGCGGTGCCGGTGGCAAGTTCGCTGCGGGATCACCAGGCACTACTAATACCGGTGGCGGTGGTGGCGGAGGCGGCTTCGACGCCATCATCGCCGGTGGTTCTGGCGGCTCAGGTATAGTCGTGATCCGTTCAACTACTGCCGCCGCCTCGACTACGGGGTCGCCTACCATTACTACTGTGGGGGCGGATACAGTGTACCAATTTACCGGATCAGGTTCAATAACGTGGTGATAAGATGGCGCATTTTGCAGAACTAAACGAAAATAATGTTGTTATTAGGGTAATTGTGGTTAATGATATTGAATTGCTAGAAAACGGAATTGAAATAGAACAAAAAGGCATAGATTTTTGTAAAATGTTATTTGGGAGTCAGACGGTTTGGATTCAAACTAGTTATAATCATAACTTCAGAAATGTTTTTGCTGGTCCAAATTTCGTATACCTGCCTGAATTAGATGTATTTGTCCTACCTAAACCATTCAACAGTTGGGTTTTAAATGTTAGCACGTTGAACTGGGATCCGCCTGTGCCATTACCAGATGACCAAAATAATTATTGGTGGAACGAAGAGAATTGTCAATGGGAAAGTTATACATAGTCATGTATATATTCAGTCTTATTAGTGACGGAAAAAGCATTCGATGCCATAAGCGATCAACTCACTGTAATCGGTCATCTCTGTACACAGGTGTTCTCTGTTCTAGCTCAAAAGACAAAACTACGCAGTGATACCATGATTAACTATATTAAACGTGCCCCCGCCCCCTCACCATAGACTTCGGGGCGGCAGAACTACTGTCTTTGCTGCAACGTCGAATACGCTTATGAGTGACCCTGCACTTTACGTATGTCCAAAATTATAAAAATAACATAAATATATTAGAGTTAGGAAAATTCGACAGCATCATCTTTGACACTCGGCAAAACATAAACAGGAAACAACAATTATGTCATCATATGTATATACAGCAAGTTCAGCAGTAGCGACATCAGGCAATATCGCCACAGACAAGATTAGAATCGCGACAACGAGTGCTATTCAATATACAACAAGTTTTCCTAACGTAGCTTTAACTGGCACAGTAACTTGTGCCACCAACAGTAACACCGTTACTGGTTCAGGAACATCATTTACTACTCAACTTGACGTTGGTAGCTGGATAGGAAACACAGCAGGAACTACAGTTGGTATCGTAGCATCGATAGCTAATAATACAAGTTTAGCGTTAACTGCAAATGCCGCAGTTGCGATTTCAGGTGCTACTGCTAGATACAATCCATACGGGGTGCCGTATACTATCGCAAATGCGAATAGTACAATCATTCCTGCGAATACCGTAGAGAATAATATCATTGTGGGTCAAGGCAACATTGTTTCGTTCGTTGAAGTTACCGGCGTTACTTCATCACCTTTTTCTATTACTGAATTAGGCATGCCACATGCAAATACTGGCACTGAGTAGGGCTGCGATAGTACTATATCTTTGTTGGTCACCTAAAATATCACCTTTAGTATAAATAACAGTGCTTACTATTGCAGTGTGGAAGTCGTTCACATTGTATCAACGTGAGTTTACGCGCTACCCGGCGTGTATGGCATAGAACGCCACTTAGGAGAAACCAAATGGGTCGTCCACTAAAAATCGCAAAGGCTCAAGCAGTCATAACCATCACTGCTACTGCTGCTGCAACAGACATCGTAACAACATCAGCAAACTTTACTAATCTCGGCATCATTGCCGGTATGCCATTTGTAACTGCAACTAATGTCGGCGGATTAGTCGCCGGTACACTCTACTGGATTCTTGAAGTAGTAAACGCTGGTTCAAATAGCACATTTACTGTTTCTGCTACCCCACTAAATGCTAATCCAACATCAGCCAAAGTTGATTTGTCAACTACTTCGGCGCAAACTATTGCAACGACGGTTGCACCGGTTGACATGTACTTCAACAATCCAAATGGTCCTGAATGGCCAGCAACAAATGCAAACACGTATTCAGTAGTCGGGGGCAATACTGCTCTCTATGGTAAACAAGTACTTTGTAATGTTGCATTGGGTCAAACTGGTACTGGCACGCTTTATGCTTCAGACGGTAGCAATGTCGTCGGTGGACTAGGAACTGATTTGGCAAACATCGGCGCTGCCAGTGTAATACAATATATTGCATCTGACGGCACCCCAACTACATTAGGATATGTTGATACTGCTACAGGCGTGACTACTGTTGCAGTAGCTAATACACAAAACACAGGAAACATCATCGGTACTTCGGGTAATGCACAAACATTATATGTAAATCTTCCGGTAGCATTCAGTGCTAACTTAGGTGGTTTAGTAGCTAATACTACATATTTTGTTAAGGCAATCGCTAACGCATCTGCATTCACTGTTTCGACAACCGTTGCTGGTGATGAAGTTGATCTATCCAATGCTACAGGTACTCCCAACGCAACACAAGACACAACACTCTTAACTGCTAACGCAACAGCTAATATCGCCGGCGCAGCATTTGTATATGCTACCCCTGAAGCAGGATATATTGTCCGTCAAAAGGGCAAGCAGAAGTATCTTGTTCAAGGCAGTACATCAGGTCTAGTTGGGCAATGCTACACTGCAAACGTTGCAAATACCGCGATGCTTCCGGGCCAAATGACTATCACTGCAACGTATGCAAATAGCTCAACTGTTAAGGTTCAAAGTTTGAGTGATCACACTGCCGAGTTGTTTACTGCAACCTCTGGGCCAGTAGCAACTGGAAATATTGTATTGCAGAATGCTAATCCGGCATTTGCGTCATTCAACAGTGCTGTTGCGGCTGACGGAAACGTTGCAAATGCACAGCCTTATCCGATAGTAACTATCGGCAACGCATAAGGAAATAAAAAATGGCCCAGCCTTCTAGCATTACTAAAATGAAGCAGACTGAGACCGAGGTCGCGATCCTTCAGGTACAATATAGAAACATCGAAGAAAAAGTCGATGAATTGAAAAATGATCTGAAGGATTTGCGAACTCACCTAGATACCCATGCTGAATCTACTCAAGCTCTTATCAAAGAGTTTCAGGCAACTAACTCGGCTGCTCATCAAACATTAGAAACTAAAATTTCTACATTAGAAAAGTGGAGATGGATGTTGATGGGAGCAGGGGTGTTAGCAGGTTCTGCTGGATTTCCCTTAATTCAAAATTTGTTTGGATAACTACTTAGTAAGAGAATTTAGTTTTTCGATTACGATATCAATATTAACTGTAGAAAATAGTCCTGGGTGCAATGGTTTAGGGTAATTACCCTCTTGCACCCAGGCATACCCCACATGTTCATTGTTTAACAATGGAATGAATTCTTCGGTGACTTGACAGAAAAATGTATGATATGTAAACGTATTGATCACGAATTTCTGTATAGGAATTAATTTTAAATCTGGATCAAAGAATCCCATCTCTTCGACACATTCACGTTCTATTCCCTCATATAGAGTTTCGTCTTTATTGATTCCGCCACCAGGGATACTCCAAGTTGGGCTTTTGGAGTCTGATCTCAATAGATAAAGATAGCGTTTTGTTGAGGTACTATAAAAGAACACTCCGGCAGCGGAATTCACGTTGGATCATCTCTTTTTATCAAATAACTACGCTCCAATCACCTTGAGCTACAAAGCCGTCATATGATTTGACCCATAATCCTTCAGAAGGAACAAATCTATACTGCACGTTTGTGGTCAAGTTCGTTACGAATTGAACCGTATTGTCAGTCATGCTATCAAATACTACTTCCCATGTAGCCAACGATGCATTATATTCAATAATATCGTTTGCATTTGCGACAAGGGATCCCCAAGCGACCGATGAATCTCCGTCATTGCCGATATCTTCCACGATCAGGTATCTTTTACCCGGAGTAGGTCCAGGTAACCCTGCATTAGGCCCAGTAATCTGTGGATTGATCACACTATCGACAGGTAGTAATGTATTTTGGGGTAGAGTATCCGAATCTATGTTAAAGATCAAGAATCGATCATCTAATGGATCAGGTACAATTGTTCCTACAATGTCATTTTCTAGATAAGGATTCTGTAACCAAATTTGAGATACTCCGGGTTTGATTGCACCGTATACGTTTAGTAAACTAGACCAATATAACGACGTTGGTGGATTTTCTGGTTGTGCTAATGATTCGTTGGGAGGATTGAACGCTGAATCAGCTGGTAACAATTGCAATGAATTGCCGATTAATAATACATTATATCCATATGGCGTAATCTTTTGTCTCGTACCAAGCAATAGATCATCGTCCTGAATGTCGTCGAGTGCATTACCCCTGAAAATAGACGCAATAACTTTTTGTATAACACCCATCTTTTTAAGTTTGGCAGAAGTTGTGATCCAGATAGGCATATAGAACTTCCAAGACATAACATCTATTGGATTTCCGGTGCCTTGCGGAATACTTCTACTAGAGAAAGTCAATCCATTCTGATACACTACCGATAATGAAGTCCAGTCTACAAAGTTATCGGTGCTTTGAATTTCTAGTGCAGGATTGAACAATACACCTAATTGTTCGATAATCTCTAGTTTCTGATTGTAATTTGTAGTCCAAAAATCTACCGTAATGCTTAGTTTGTATGGAACAGGCATTAACCGTTCAACAGTGAATGCTTGTCCTTGCGTCTGTTCATACGTTTGAGTCTCTTGATTGAATGCACGTTGTCTAATCTGCATCTTATCAACAAAGAACGGTTCTTGGGTTCTGCTCTGCTCATAGTCTAATCCGCTAATATAGTAGGTAATTATAGGTGCAGATGGCAAGTTACTTGCACTATTGTTTGCAATGATAGTTGCTGCTTGACGGCTAGAGTCTCCGTACATGATAGGGACACGAACTAGTATATCATTTCCGTTTGGATCTTTGCCTTTGGTAACATACCAATTGGAAAAAATTTTACCAAATTGAATTAGAAACCTGCGTATCTGATTATCATAATGGTACTGTGCCATATTATACTCTTGGTGGAAGAACTGGTTTTGGTGGTTGTAGTATAGACGATAGCGGTTGCGCTTCCGATACAAACGTGTCGCTGTTATTTAGATAGATTTGAGCTTGGTCATTAATAAAGCTCGACTTCAGTGACTTGTCGTTTAAGCCATATCCAGTTTCGGTTCTTACATTTTCTGAAATTCTTACCCAAAGAACTCCGTCCCACCGATATAAAATCTGCGGCATGTAGTCAATTCGTAAGAAGTAGTCACCTACTTGTGGATTTTGGGGAAATGATATTCCCGCACCAGTTGGATAACCATTTGGAGCTTGCCCATCACCAGTCAAGTAACCAGTTAGATATCCAAATGACCTTGGACTTTGTCGAGCGATAAATTGATATCTAGGATCGCAGTCTGCACGATAATCCATAGTGTCTGGACCGTACGGTTGTGTTCCGGTAAAGCCAGGCAATTCTGGATTCTGATCAGCGGTAGCGTATGTGTTGTCAGCAGTGCCGTATGGCCCGGTAACTATTCCCAATGAATGAACCGAAAGCATTTTAGTAGTCTCTACTGAGCCAGATCCGCTGTCTGTCATCTCTGGTCGTTCTTCGACTATTTGTAAACTTGCTTGAACAAACTTGTCGATCTTATCTGATATATGATCGCTGTCAACCGTCATATCCCAGATACTATTGAGTGCTTCTTTAGAAATTTTAATTCCTGCGCTTGGGTTTTTATACTTAGGATTACGCATGAACACAACCGTTCCTGTAGGAACAGTTGTTCCCGGAGCACTAATTATGATATTGATAGGGGGAGCAGGCTGATTTATTTTTCCTGAAGGAATGCCATTTGCCTGAAATTCTCCATATGTTGGAACCACATATAATTTGCTTACGTCATACCCAGATTTTGGTACGAGGCGAGCAGCTTCCTGTAGCGCCGCATCATTGATTGAAATGTTCGTATTGTATGCTGACAGGATATCAGAAAGACTTCCGTTGTCAATAGGTCTCCAATATTCAGTATTAGGAGGATTGAGTCCGGAGGGAACATCTTTGATCGATTCATAAATCTTATCACCATATGCGATAGTGTATCCGGGTGGATAAGTTTTGTCTTTGTCCCAATCACCAAGGTAATTATCTTGTTCGATTGGTTCTTTGAGGATATCAGCAAACTCTTGCGAGTTAACGAGAGGCTCACACTTGATACGCCATAGATGCGGATACCAAGTGTTCGAGAACCCTTCACTCGCATAGTTTGAATCAGTTATCTGATAGAACCTTTTCAATGCAGTGGGTATGGTTTCTTTGAGCGGATTATAATCTAGTAAGTGCGGTAGTTCTAGTACGTCACCGACCATAAGTTTCCTACCTATGATGTCAAGCATGTCATTGTAGTGTACGGTGACAAAAATGATATCATTGTTTAGGAACAACCCGAACTGGCTTAGGTCAAAATCAAGATTCTGAACGGAATAATGTCCACGCAAGCGATAGATGTTCTTGTCGTACACTCTATCTCTATTCTCTAAAAAGAGAAGGTCCTGAATGTTAGTAGGGTTAAGCACATCATACTCGGGCTGGGTATAATCGATGGATGCCTGCCCTGTTTGCGGTCCTGCATACTTATGAATGTACAAGTCTGTACCACCCACAGTAAATTGCTCTGATATCGTTCGGTCGAAGAATCGATAATCATTTTGCTTATTAGGACGGTATAATGAAAGTTTAGGAATTTTGGGCCTCCAATCTAACAGAACAATTTTTATGCCATCTACCAAACATTTCTTGTTATATTATTTATCGCAAGAAAAAGGTTGACAATGGTTATGCATGTTGTTATATTGAATCATAAACAAACAAACGGCGGTACAATGCTTGATCATCAAGCTGAGATGTGGGCGGTTCTTTGTGAACCACCCGAGCAGTTCAACGACCTGATAAGCCATTTCGATACGGTAGAATTCAAGAAAAAGTTCAACAGAACTTCGTTTACTTGGAATACCATTGACCCAGACGTGGTGATATGCAAGTTTCGTATCGCATGTATCGAATATGCAGTTGCTAGCGCAAGAAAAGTACAACCAACTATTCTACCTGATTACTGGCAAACAATAGAAGATGCATGTCAACAGGTCATCGATGCCTTGAATGGTAATGGTGATTTGGATGCTGCTTATGCTGCTACCGATGCTGCTTATGCTGCTGCTGATGCTGCTGCCGATGCTGCTGATGCTGCTGTTAATGCTGCTCGTGCTGCTGCTAATGCTGCTCGTGCTGCTGCTGATGCTGCTGTTAATGCTGCTCGTGCTGCTGCTAATGCTGCTCGTGCTGCTGCTTATGCTGCTTATGCTGCTTATGCTGCTGCTAATGCTGCTCGTGCTGCTGCTTATGCTGCTGATGCTGCTGCTCGTGCTGCTGCTGATGCTGCTCGTGCTGCTGCTGCTGATGCTGCTGCTTATGCTGC